TTCGAAGTCTCTATCTACTTTTTTACTTTCGTATGATTCTTTTCTCTCGGATACAATTTCACTTTCAATCACTACGGGTTCTATATCAAAAACCTCGTTCAAATTCTTTTCTACATTATCTTCCTTCATGTTGTAACTCCAGTAGTATTAATCACATCATCGCCACCGTTTGGATCGTCGAACTGATATTTGAACTCTGTGAATGTATAAGGTGGATCAGCATTTGGAGTTTCTTGAGAACCATCAATAAAGATACCAGTTCCTCCTGAGATTCCTACGTCTATACGAGATGTTGCTCCATAGTAAGTGTTTCCTGTAGATGATCGGAACTCAAACTCACCGGGATGTCCGGTGATTTGACCAGATGTAAATCCATCCAAATCAAAGAGAGTGGAAGAGGTACTGAGAATTGTCTTTTCTCTCTTGATAGGCCCATATAAATGCGTTTTAACATTGAATGTCAAAGTCCATATCAGTAATCGTCTCTGTTCAAAATCACCAAGATAATCGTAATCCAAGTTTACAGATTCTAGGATTATGGGTAGATCAATTTTAGTATTGATGTCAGATGTTCCACCCGCCCTTTGGAATGTTACATTAAATTCTGGAGTGAAATAGGGAACTATTTGTTCTACGATTTGCAGTCCATCTTCAAATGTTGTAGCATAAACACCAAGTTCAAATCCAAAATTATATGGAACTTCTGTGTATTGATATGAAAGATATCCTTGTTCTTCTTGAATATCTTTAATTCTTCTTCGGTGGATTGTGTTTCTTTTTCTTCCAGCATCATATGACATAGAAACCATATTAAACGACATACGAGGGAGTGTCATTTGAACATGTGGATTGGGGTTTGTGTCATCGTCTAATCGAGAATCTTCTTTTAATCTTTGTATAAATTTTTCTCTTGCTGCATATGCTAATGGTACTTGAATCGATAAACGATCGTCACCGTTTCCATCTTTCTTTACAATGGTCAAATCATTAAAGAGTGTACCAAAAGCAACAACGGAGTTTCGAATTGTTTCGTGATAAAAATGATTACCGAACATCAGTAGTTACCCTCCGAGAACGGATCTCTCTCTGAGAAGTCAAGAATTGAACTACCTCCAGTTTCAATATCCGTGTTTTGACCAAATCCATCTTGAGGAACAACTGATCCAGAATCATTTGTGACGCCTGCAACGATCGATTCCAGTTTGTCGATTTCCGACCAACCTGTTTGCATTTGTTCATAAGAGTAACGGAATAGTTGACAAGAGAGTTTGTATGTGTAGAGTTTTCCTAATTGATAAAAAGGATTTTCATGTTCTACATATTTGACTTCAAAGATATAGTTGGAGAGTGGAAAGTAAATCAAATCACCTTCGCGTGGATGAGTGATATTTTCTATATGACTCAATCCTCGTTCAAAGATTTTCTTTGCAACTACAAGATCGACTGTATCTTGTATTTCAAAACCAAATTGTGTGATTTGATCGTTCGCACCAAATCCATCAATAGACTCAATATACATTTCCATTTCAACGCCATCAGAAAAGATAGAAGAATTATCTTCTCCGAAGACAGTATCTTCTCTTACTAGAGTACGGGGAAGATATACCATATCTTTACCATACATTTTTATGGCTTCGATGGTGAGGTCTTCGAATAGTCTGGATGACTGTGCTGGTTTGTGATTGAAAAATGGATTTGTGGCCATAGGATCATCCCGTCATGAAGTCGGGTGGTAATTCGTATTTAAGTGATAACTCTTCTTCAAGACGACTTTTCTCTTCGTTTGCCTCTGACAACATTTGTTGAGCATTGAACTGAACCCCGCCTGGGAGTTGCAGTCCTTCGAACTTGGAAAGATTTGTAGCCCATTGTTTCTTGATAACGACAGTTGCATATTCTTTGAGAAAGCGATCGTTATAAAACTCTCGGAAAACTTCTGGATTTACTGCGACATATGACTCAAAGACTAACCAATCACCGACATTTACTTCTTCGTCCCATTTCATGTCAAGATAAAGTCGATTGGTGACTCGATTGAATCTTACCTTTTTCTCAGGAGTGAGAATATCTTCCAACATCTCAAGATGTCTCATTGTCATGTCGTAGTTTTGAAGTGAAACGGGATTGCGAAGACCATAAAAATCATTCAGTGCAATTTGATACTTTACATTGAACAGATTTGCAGAAGTGTTCTGTCCGAACTGAAAACAACGAACAACACTTACTACTCGTTCGTCAACCAAATCCATATTCAGATATTGATTATCTATATCCTCTTGAGTGATTTGGTGCTTTAGATATTGTGGTTCGACACCATCAAAATGATACTCTGTGAAAAGTTCGATTGCATCGTCGATGCGATCTTCTACCTGAGCATCATCTACATTGATTTCTACAACTGGGTATCCGAGTCTACGAAAGCAGTAGTCTTTCAGATCCTGTCTGGAACTTACTCTTGCCATTTAGACCTCCGTTCTTTATTATGTATAAGAACGAAAGTAACTATGGCACTTCAATTGTCACACATGAACTTTTACCAGCAATCGAACCACAAGAAATGGCATCACCTTCACGATGAACAGGTCTACCATTGATTAATAATTTAGAAGAACCTGTTTGTGCGACACCAGCTGGATGTTGAATTTTTGGATCACCGTTGAATATATGTGTGCCGATATACGCATCACCAACTCTTGCAACAGGTTTACCCTCAATCAATACATTTGAGTTTGAGACAATTGGTGTTGCTGGATAATGATTGTGACCCAAAGCATCATTTAAGTCACCGTTTAACATTGGTTTTGGCATATCAAGGCCCTTGATATTCTGGATATTCGGTTCCACTTGTGCAACCAAATGTTGATGTATACTTGATCAAGTGATTTTTCTCTGTGCCTGGGAAATTCCCATACCATGCTACGTGAATTGATTCTTGTGCATTCACATATGTTGATATAGAAGCAGGTCCACCACCTTGACCTCCAAACTCGCCTGGATCTATATCGGAACCAGGCGGTAAACTTTCTAAGTTACCGCAGCTACTAAAGGAGCCATCAAAAGATCCCATTGTACCAGTATGTTCTTTATAACAATCAAAACAACCACTCGTAGCACCAACTGGACTACCATTTACAATACCAGATCCCTCGGCTCCTGTTTCTCCATTATAGAAACCAAAGAAGTAGGTATTTCCAGAATCATCGAATATCATAATCCAACCCTGATCTGGATTTGCAGTTGCACCTGCGGTTGTTAATCCAAACGGATTCATTGAACTGCCTGGGTAATGAGAATCACAAGAGTAACCGCCGTCTTGATTAAAACCTTGAAGGTTTCCTCTGTTAGCTCCTCTTGGATAGTATTTGAAGTCTCCAAATTCCGCGGGCTGATTAACATCTGGAACAAATACATATTCAACACCACCTAGTGTTTGAGTACAATCATATATTGTACCATCATCATTGTTGCAGTTCTCGAATATAATTAAAGGATCTCCATTTGGATAGACTAAGTTATTATCACCGTTAGTAGATCCACCAAACGATGGATTGGTCCAGTTAGTCATAACCTCTGTAGTTTGATCAAATTCCGACACATAAACTAAGTCTTGAGGTGCAGGGGATAGAGCTCCAGTTACGGGGAATCCAGGAGGAGCGCAGAATGTTGGGCATAATCCAGTTTCGCATGAAAGTTGAATCTTATATGTGATTAATCCATTTACACTGGAGTAATACGAATCAGTGTCGTTGGATCCAAATCCACCAAAGATAACTCTATGCCAGTCAAAAGGTCTTGGACCACCAGCAGTACCACCAAAACATTCATCACATTTGATATTGTCTGGAGTACCTTGGATTCCTTCATAAGTTCCACCCCATCCAACTAGACCGTCCCATTCGTATGTGCAGAAGTTAGCAGCATCAGCAGGATTCGTTCCAAGATCAATGTTTCTTAGAGAGTCTCTTTGAGTAGACGCACTCTTTATGGAAATACCAATTCTTGGAGCAGAGGCTTGTTCTGGAGTTTGTGGGCGAATTGTAATTGCTCCAGATTGGTCAACACTCTCATGTATTGGATGTAATCCAATGTGTCCCTTTAGGTAATTTCCTGAATCACCTGTTCCAAACCTTGCAACCCCTCCACCACTCAGACCTTGAGTAAACCATAGGTAAGGAGAGAGTCCGGTTGGAATAGTTTTCATTGATTGGCGAATGCTAGAAATACCAAGATATGCACTCGGAGTGAATGGTGATCCAACACCAGTTACTTCATTTTCTGGAGCTAACTCAAAACCATTCAAACCAAACAAACTCATATCACCAAAATTATTTGCTGCATTTGTATGCGTGAATAAGACTTGATCTCCACTTCTGCCTTTTTCATACGCTAATGTTGAACCTATGGTGTCAAGAGCACTTCCAACACTAAACCAAGCAGTAGGAATAAATTCTGACATGAGATAATACCAGCCTGGTTGTAATACAAAACCATTTCCTAATCCAAGAGGACCAGAAGCTTCTGGGTACAGAGAAATAGGACCAGTTCTGCCTGGTGTTACTTCTCGTACATAGTCACCGGTCCAAGCACATGTTGTAATTCCTGTTACATCAAAATCTTCATCTGTGACAGATACAGCAAAACCATTACCACACAAACCAACACCAGAATCCCTGAAGAAGTATGCACAAGTAGAACCTTCTACAAATCCATCAAACTGAACAACTTCACTCTGGGGTGTTCCAGTTGGGAATGAATTAGCAGGAATTACACCAAACCAAGCATACATACCTCTTCGATCAGTTCTTGCATCTGGAATATTGTTCTCATATCCAGCGATATAAGTCAAATACTTATCAATATAGCAATAGTTTCCAACATAGAATGGTTGTAACTTACATGTTGGGAAATATTTCATTCTATTCCAGTAATAACCGGGAGGTCCATCAAGAGTTTGCCCCAGACAATCTGAGTTGGCGTCTGTGTAGACATTCCCTTCGAATGGTAAGGTATTTTCGAGGAAATTTAATACCTTGATACCAGCAGTCAATCCGTCGTCATAACCGCTAGTGAATCCAGTCATAAGACCAGCGACAGGATATAAACCAGTTGCACCTGCCATCGCGATGCCTGGTCCTTGGTGTACCTGTGAGATATAATAGTTTGTTGACCATCTCGGGAACAACAATCTTCCGTCCTGAGAAAGTCCTCTACCAAAAATCAAACTACCAGTACCACCCTCATATCCACCTATTTTGCCTGGATGACTTCTAGCAACAGAAGAAACGTCTGCCCATTCGGTTTCATATGAAACATCAGAGGTTTTTACCAGAGCATAACCAGCAAAACCACCAGGCGGAACACCTTCTCCAGTCGGACCAGTTGTGCCTGGATCACCTGTGTCTCCGGTTTCTCCCCTTGCTCCTGTTTGACCTGTTGGACCTTGAACATAACCAGCAGTAACAGAAGCACCAGAATCTAGACCAAGAATTAAATACCCATCAATTACAGAAGCATCAACAAAACTCGTACCAGTAGATCCCATCACATAACCAGCATCAAGAGTCGTGCCATCGATAAGAGTGATGATAAGATTACCGTCATCAAGTGTAGCACCAGAGATTCCATCCCCTACTAAAGAATTTAGAAGGTCGATGATTTCATTGGTTTTGTTGTACCAACCATAAAATGTTTCAGTGATCTGTAAGTTGTCTAATGTTGAACCTGGCATCAGTTAATTCCTCTGGTCAATATCTGTAAAAGATTTTTTATTTCATTGAGTTCTTCACGAAGAAATCCTTGTTCTTCTTTTATTTTTTGCAACTCTTCTTGTTGTTTCTTTTTTTCCTGATAGGCTAGAAACGCATCTTTGTTGTTTGATAAAATGGCTTTAGAATTTGGATCTCTTTTCAAATCAGTTCTACCTTCGATATTTATGAAGTTTTTATGTGTCATGCTAACGCAATCACTCTCATATCTTTGACTAGTGGGACTACCGCAGTATTCACAGGAGCTCCGTCAGCATACAAACAAACTTTGATTGCAAATCGACCCATTGGTTCTGCTAAATCTTCGTCCAGTGTGTATTCGACTTGACGATATCCATCCAAGTTTTCTGTATAATTTGGAGTCAGTTTTAGGTATTCGGCATTTTCGAATGGAGTGTCATCTCCTTCTGCTTGTTGTTTCACGAATACTTGTATATCAGAACCAGTTGGTTTATATTGATTCAGAATAACTTTGACATTCGAAGAACCAAAACCAGATTCGAGGTTTACTTGTCGAGTGATATATCTTGCTCTTGGCACGGACCCACTTAATATCGGAGGAGCCTTCGCGTCAAGTTCTCCGTTATATCCTTGACCACCTCTAGAGGTGTCCTTATTTCCTTCGATTCTATTTTCTACACACACCAAAGAAGCTCTATTCAAATCAAAGACGGGAGAAACATCAGAACTTTCTCCGATTATATAAGCATTTAGAATCAAGGTGTTGTTGGTATCCGCATTTGCAAGATTTACCTTCTTAGATTCACGAAGAGAAACTGTTTCGTTCACTGTTACAGGATATTCCGTACTGGAAGCAGAAACATTGAGTGCGGTGTTTGGAGTAAATCTCATTTTAAGTTCGTAGCGTGAACTTGGCCAGTTGATTACTCCTGCATTCAGATTGAACGAGTCTATCTTTACTGATCCTGTGTAGTTATCAGAACCCTTTCTTTCCTTGAGGGTCAGAGTATTGAGTCCAGAAGAATCGAACACACATTTCTCGATCTTGAACATGAGATCGGCGTTCTTGTCAGCCGCCCATGTTCCAGCGTTTTGTGATCGATAAAGAACACCTGTGTTTGGTTGTTCCGTTACTGGAATTTCTGTACCGATTTGGTTCTCACCCATGATTGAAATGTATGTTTCGTATTCATCACTGTTTGAGAGAAGAACAATAGAGTGTTCTCCTGGCAGAAGATGAACAGGTGAAGAGAAAGTGAATGTTGTTGCACTTCCAATATCAGCAACATCAGGTGTTTCACTTACATTAACTTCCGAAGCCTTTTTCACGGCTTCTGCGAAAGGATACACTGTATTGCTGTTTGGATATCCATTGATCGTAGGACGAAGTTGGAGAGTGACAGGAAGGGTTGATGACTTCTTCTTGAAGTAAACTGATACGCTCCTGACATACACACCTTCAGGGTAAAGAGATTCCATGATCTTGAATGTTTGAGCAAGAGGATCTCTTGCAATTCTTGACCCTTCAGTTGTTAGAATTCTATCTTCATTTACGCCGTTTCTTACGATATGAGGCAAACGAGTTGCGATTGAGGTCAAATCGTCAGAGTCTACGATTCCTTGTGCAGAGTAAATAGTTTCTGCGGCTGTCTTTGTAGAAGATACTGCATTTGAAGGACTATCGGTTAGTCTCAGTAATTTCTTTCCTGTTCGGAATTGACCAGCGGGAATTGTAAACTTAAGTTGAACAGACTTATTGATATCACCATTTGAATCTGTGATTAGTGGTTCGTCAATCAGTCTTACAGTCTGAGAAGACTTGACAAAGGTACAATGTTCACTTACATCAACACCATCAAAGAAAACATAAACCCTTGTGTTGGGTCGCATGTTTGTAGCTGTCACGTTTACCGTTCTTGAACGAACGAATGGAATGATACTCGTATCAACTATTCTGTTTCCGACTTTGTTTAGAACTCTGTCAGGAACTGCTTTGTTTGTAATTCCGTTTCGATCTTTCTGAACAGTTGTTTTTGTTACTCTCTTGGATTTGTCCTTGCTTGGCAGTTTTGCCTTATCGATTCTTGATTCGACACCAGACCAAGACGACTGCCAATCGTTCCACTTAGTTCCGAATGCTTTGGATCCTAAGTTCTCCCAAGCATCGTTTTCGCCTTCGACGTTGATTAGAACATCTGGATTTTGGTTCAGATCGTACCAGTTATCGAGAGGTGGATCGAGAACAACTTGACCCAACCAGTTCAGTGCTCCGAATGTATTCAAGTTTGCAGTATTGGTTGCAAGTGGTTGAGTGATCAGAGTTTCGGTTGTAAACGGCAACATGACTAGATTGTCTGTTGTCTTATGCAAACTGTTGAGGGTGAGAACATCAAAGTCAACATTTCTTGAGGAGAATGGTGGGTGCAATTCTTGATTCTCAAAATCGATCGAGATATTGTAATCTGGATTTTGAACATCACCAATATCGTGACCAGTGAATTGATCTACAATAATTCCATTCTTGAATCTATCGTTACCATTCGCATCTTTCACAAACAAGGCTTCTGTTTCTCGTTCGAGAGATGAAAGGGTACTGAAGTATTCAATCTCTTCGATTCTCTTCTCCAACTTACCAATATCCCTCATTGTGAATCGTTTGTTCTCTATGAACTTGGAAACGACATCCTTTGGATTATATGTGTAAGCAGGAATATAGAATTTGTAGAGTTCCATCGCATCAACTACATCGTCTGGTGATTTCGGATCAAGAGCCGGAACACCCTTAATGATCTTAAAGTTTTTATCTCTTGTAACCACCAACCGGTCAATTCGAGGCAGGTAGTATGAGTATGATATATTGAATGCTTGACCACTTGCTGGTAGGAAAACATCGGTGAAGTTTGTACCGTTAAACGATGGCCTGAAGTCTACTACCTTATTCAGACGAGTAACTTCTCCTGAATTTGGAGAAACATAAACTGGAATATCATCGAATGTGAATTTCAACTCGTCAGATTGTTGAGGAGTTTCGTTAATATACGATTCGGCAACGAAAGGACCAACTCCACTGTGTTCAAAGTAACGATATGTCACTTCTACTGGTGTTACAAAATTAGCATTTCCAAATGATACATCTGTTGTTGAACCAAAATCAGAAAGACCATTGTTGATTAGATATAGTCTACCTCTTGTGTACAGATTATCTCTCTGGCCATTGTCAAGAGTGAATTTGTCGTAAACATCTGCGGTAAGTCCCACACCATTATCATAAGCATCGATGAAACTATAGATATCATTATTTGACAACTCGAAGTATTTTTGTCCATCCTTGGTTGTTTTAATATCACCAGAAGCAAATGTTTCTGTGAATTCTTTCAGTTTCTTGAATCGAATTGGACTTGATTGAATATTTTCGCCTGGGTTAACATCCAGAGAAGCAATCAAGGAGAATCGAGTTGTTGTTGGGAATGTTCCAGTACCACCGCCTTGATTTTTGGTGATGGTAAGTTTTCCAAAATCACCAAAATCTGTATTGTTGGTTCGAAGAGTGAACGCATCAGAAAGAAGATCCATGATCTTTCCGTCGTTGTCTATCATGATGTAATTGTTCAGGTCAACACCGTCAACCACACCACCAGAACTTCCTCCGCCCACAAATCTAAGAAGAGAATTTCCACTCGAAATCGACGTTTCTGTATTTACACCAAAGTCTATTGTAAATTCTTTAATCGCTCTGTAGTCCATAGAATTTATAGACTTCACAACATCACCGACAGGAACCTCAAACATTAATGAAGTTTTATCTGGGTTGTAAACTCTACCAAGATAATTTGGATGTATATCGAAAAGTTTGCCGCCAAATGTGTTGTCGGGACCAACTGCATCAGAATTCTTAGCGTATCCATAGTAGACACTCTTTGTTTCACTCAAGAAGAAACTCTTATTTTCTCTCTTGTTGAACATATTTACATCAAAGAAAGATACTATGTGTGCATCGTTTGACAGTTCACGGATCTGTCTAATTCTTGCGTTACCTATTGTTACTGGCACGTTTTTGTAGTATTGGTCTGAAGAATTTCCACCTGTTCCCAGATGACCACTAAAGAATGATTTACTTAATCCATACGCACTTGTGTTTGTTGTAATCCTACCAGTAGGACTCTTAACATAAACCCCGTTTGAAACAGTACCTTCCAATATTCCAGAGGCATTAAATCCAACTTCAAATGTTGGACCCGGATTGGTCTTTATAAGAAGAACAGTGTCTTGAGTGTCACCAGAATTTCCTAAATCCCTAGCAGAAAAGGATTCAACCACACCAGTTGCATACCCAGTTGGAGTTCCACCCGGTACAGCTTGAACAACAGATTCGCCGACGGTATAGTAACGGCCTGGGACAAAATTACTCTTGGACTGTAACAACTGAGAAGCGGTTTCGCCTTCGATATAACTTCCAAACCCTACAAAGTTTTTCGTTGTTACATTATATGTGTCCTTGAGATCGACTATCGCTGAAAAGTCTGAAAGAACGGTAGAGTTCGAAGCAATTCCATTTGCACCATAAGCAACAAACTTATTGTCGCATGTGTGATCGTATAGACCAAAGATGTAACCTAAATCTCTTTGGAATCCTTGGAATCCATCACACAGTGATGTGATTAATTTGTTCTGACTTGGATCCCAACTTACAACCACGCCCTTGTTGATTATATCCGCGTTATTGATATAATCATCATAAGACAAAACTGTGTCAACCCAGTCATTATATGTGAACTGAAGAACATATTGTCCATGCTTGTAATTGTCAGAAACATATCCGTCTTCTACAATTCCTTCTACCGTCTTCCCAGATATTGCAGGTGAACCCGGATTAAAATCTGAATTGGGAATACCATCGATCACATCATCTTGCATCAGATTCAAATAACCGTTTTGTAAAATTCCGTTATCGTCCGCATCGAAAATAATTTCTTGAACGTCAAGAGTTTGATCTGTTCCATCAATTGCTCCATACGTCAATACATAATCGATTGTTTCCCCACCGTTTTCTGGAATTTCAGTTGAAACACTGTCAATAAACCCAACAAATTTATTAGGGCATGATGTTTTGAATGATGTCGGAATGATTCCGGGATATGAAGACGAATTAAACCCGCATGTTGGTAAGAATGGAACATCTCCAGATACGAGCTCAATGTAAACTACAGGTCCAGAAGAAGTCAATACCCATGCGAGAACTTCACCGATTGCTTCTTGGAGATCATTTGGATTTGTATACAAACCTCCAGCTATTTCAAATCCACCAGCTGAGGCATCGTTCGTAACACCATATTGGAATTGTCTGACGACTTCACCAACAGCAAAGTTTAATGTTTCGTTGTATGGTACACTATCGTTTTGATATCCATCCCCCACTCGAATCGCATAAACGCTTTTGTTCACGATGCTTCGAATACTAGATCCGTAAGCATTTGGGGTACAATTCTGAGTGGTTCCAGAGATACCAGCCCATCCCTGTTGAATAACATTTCCGGCCTTGGAAAATCCGCCAGGACCAGCAGACTGAATTATCAATGAACTATTTCTTCTATTCGCAACAGTTCCTGCTGGAATCCATCTTCTTGCAATACCAGCTGATCTAAGATATGCACTTGGACCAACACCTTCACCCACGCTTTGATCTATGTTTCCTAAGAAAATCTGTCGAAGGGCAGCACAGGTAGCTCCTTGTTCTGCGACCTCACCCATAAAATCACCATAAATCTGGTTATAACCAGCATCAGCAGCATGATCTAGTCCCCTAAAGGTTGAATACCTAGCGGTACTTCTATAACCTTCACTAAAAACTATTTTCTGCAAATACCTGTCGAGTTTTTCATTTGGAGCAAAATCAACACCTTGACCAATCGTAGAATATCCGCCATCAGTGGCTACTGTTGGTAAGTAATATGCTCCAGAGTTTTGACCAACTACCAGAGAATCGGATGAGGATGCAAGAGTTGCTGAAGAAAAATTACTAAGAACCAAAGCGCTATCGTAGTTTGCATTGTGTTCGGTGGCAAAAAGAGGAGCCCAGTAATTGATCTTTGCTCTAGCAGATTCATTTGCTCTATATGGAATATTGATTTGAACATAATCTGATTTCAAATCAACCTGCGGGAAATTGTTGTAACTAAATGGACCAGCAGCTCCGAGAATTGTTGTTGTATTGTCAAACGGATAGTTGTCAAATCTGTTTCCTGAATATTTGATAGCTTCATCGTTTGCAGGGAGGTAATCGGTTTCTGCAATCATCGCATTACCAACAATAGCATTTAGATCGATTCCTTGGAGAGAATCATCTGTTCTTGCTCTATCTGTTTCGATGTTGGTTGGGGATTGTGTTTCGAACTCGTAACCGAAAACATATGCTTTGCCTGGGTTAATGGAAACCGCTAGTTTATCAGCCGTTCCTCCTTGCTCTGTAGAATATACACCAGTCGCATCTGGAAGGAATTGTACCTTGGTCATCACACCACCCGCTGCAGGAGAAACTCCAGTTTCAACTATGGTGTCTTGTTCATCGAACCGACCAGTTTGCATGTCAACAATGAGTCGTTGGGCTGTTGCACCGACATAGTTTGTTCGATCAAGAACATCAAGAACTTCTGCGGTAGAACCAGAACCAAAGATAATGTCACCCTGAGAGAATATTTCACTTATCGATGTAAGTGTAACATCAACTTGATATTTGTCAGTTCTAAGATGATTCAATACACTTGCATTAAAAGGTCTTACCGTATAATTTCCAGACTCATCATATGTTCGTCTTGCAAGAGTATCTTCTAAACCTGAAAGTTCTGTTCTGTTGTATCGTCTGGTAACAATTCCATTTTCGACTCGAAGGACATCGACAAAATCTTCATCAATAAATTCACTTGGGGTGTTTGTTGTTATGTTCAATACTTTGGAAGTGAACACTGGATCAACTTGATACCGATCCGCACCAGGCGCCGAATAGTTATAAGATCCGCGAGATGGGTCTGTTAGTGTAGCATCATCGAACGCATCAATAACTTGTTTGTTAATCTGAAGACCAACTCTGTTGGTTGGGTACTGGTACAATCGAACGCCATCGGGAGCTCCGGACTCGAACCCAATTTCTAACGCTGATGGTTTTTCAATTTCATTTTCTTCAGAAAGTCTGTATGGGATTGCAGTCTGTGGATTTATATAAACGAAGAATCCATCAACATAAAATATACCAGAGTCAATAGAGCATGCCAGTGCATCGCCTGTCGCAGCAATCAGATCATTTTCATTTTCTTTCACATTGAATGATATATCTTGATTTTCACTGTATACTTCATCGTTGATCGTGAAGAAATCTCCAGCTGTGCCACCACCACTTAGATACTGCAAAAATAATACTGGGAATGTATCTGATCCAGATGATAAACCAGTTTCCGCCTTGATTACCTTTGCACGAAGATTTGCCTTGTCTCCGGTTCCAGTTACAACATCACCAACGATTGCAGAAACATTCGCATCAGATAGACTTTGAGCTCTGACGAAAGATATGCTTTTTTCTGTAAGACCAGATCCGTAAACAGGAGTTCCATTTTTAAATACAAAGTTTCCAAATCTTTCGATTTGTGTTTGTAAGACCGTTTGGAGTTGAGTAAGTTCTCTAGCTTGAACAGCAAATCCAGGCTTGAACAAAATTTTCAGATAATTTTTAGTACCATCGAAATCGTCGTAGTATGGATCACCTGATGTCAGGTCTGGATCGTATGAAGGCATATTTATCTCGCTCCTTAGAAGTCAATGACGAGTTTGATTTCTTCGTCTTGATCTGAGTTTCTTTGTACAGGTCTTACATTCTCTATGTATAACACTTGTCCGGTGTATGGTAAAAATTCGGGTTCTAAACCTGAAATGTATGAGGATGTAAATCCAGAAAGATTTAAAACATCCCCTCCTGTTAATGACCCAGAAACTGAAGTCACATAAAAATCTACCGTACTTCCATCAACACCAGAGGTAACTCCATCAGTATAATTCATACTCACGATTGTAGAGTTGAAAACACCATTTTCCTTCTTCAATGGTTGATCCAATAAACTTGGAGTTAACTGGAATGTTGGATCTGAAAAGAACGATGTAATCTTTTTGGTGAGACGATGTGATTCATCAACTGTGACTGGTTCTTTGGTTATCTTAGTGATAACTGAAACCGGTGTATTTGATATGCTATAGTTTCCATTTGAGGAGACACTAAAACCAAAAACTGGTTCACCGTCCAACTGGGTTCCTAGTGCTACTCTTGGAGGAATAAAATCTCCAACAACATTTCGAAGAGTTAA